AATCATTTACAGGGTTGTGCCGTATCTCACACATCAAAGTATTTTTACAAATGCATCTTCAGCTCCGATAGGATATCAGGAACTAATGAAATCGGTCGTAAAAGAATACCAATATATCTACTCAGGACAAAATGTTGATGTTCTCAGCTTGGCCATCGAAATCAATAATATGTTTTATAATCCTACTGATCCCAAGGCCCAACACGAATCTGCTAAAACTGCGAATCAAGATCAAAAAAATGCTGAAGTTGCAAATACCACTTATAAGACAGGCGAGGGGCCTGCTACATCAGTGCAATCAGCACAGGCTGGTCGTGCAAGAACATTGAGAGACCCTAACGCACTAGCGGGACCCAAGGGAGGATCAGACGACAAGAGCAGTGAACAAATAGTTGCTGAAAATTTCCAGCGGTTATTCATTACTGGAAGCAGTCAAGACATGGTTACTGTGACATTGGAAATACTGGGAGATCCTTATTGGTTAGTAGACAGTGGCAGTGCAAATTATTTCGCTAAGGCTGCAAGTCCTCTATCTCAAATCACCAACGACGGAACAATGAATTATGAAAGTGGCAATATCTATGTGTACATTTCATTTAGAACTCCAGCAGATATCAACACTACCACAGGACTATATGATTTTTCTATAGCCGGTAAAGAAAGTCCATTTGGCGGCCTTTACCGAGTGAACATGTGTGAAAACACATTCGCAGACGGAATGTGGAAACAGAAACTGAAATTATTACGCATGCCTGGACCACAAGGACCTGAGATCAATGAAACTGTAACTGGAGAGACTACAGCTCCGATATCCAAAGAAACCAGTCCCGCATTGCAAAAAGACGGGCCTGCAGAAAAATCTAATTCTCTCAATGCCAAAGGCTCCGGTAACGGGCAACGCAATGCAGCTGATCCCCGACGCTCAGATGCTGCGGTAGCAAATAATGGTGCTGCGTCTAGTTCGGCAAATACCACAGACAGTCTTAGAAACTCTTCGAGAAGAGCAGCCAAAGCAGCAGCAGACAAAAAAGCAACAACAACAACTTCTAACCAAGCACCTGTGATAGTAGGATTCAAATATTATAGAGATCTAGGACAAAGATAATGGCAGAAATTACAAGACCATCAGCAGAAGGAGAAGCCGAATCCGGCGGACTTACCTCAGGCATATATGTGGCAAGGGTGGTCAGCCACCTTGATCCCTCATTCATGGGATCTATAGAAGTTAATTTGCTAAAGGATCAAGCCAATACTGCAGGAGATGACAGTCAAACTTTCATTGTAAAATATGCATCCCCGTTTTTCGGATACACTCCATTTGAGTTTATGGGCAATAACGATGGCATAAAGTCCACTATTGACGGATTCAGTGACACACAAAAATCATATGGCATGTGGTTCGTACCTCCGGATGTGGGAGTCAACGTGTTGGTATTATTTGTGAATGGTGATCCATCTGCCGGATATTGGTTTGCCTGTGTGCCAGGTAGAAATATCAATCACATGGTACCAGCCATAGCTGCATCTACAGTGAACAGTTTAGATGCAGAAGATAAAAAAAGATACGGCAACACCACACTGCCACTACCAGTCGCTGAGATCAATAAACGTATCAATGGTGATAAACAAGAAATTGATCCAGAAAAATATCCCAGAGTTGTTCACCCTATAGCAGATAGGTTCCTCGAACAAGGTCTGCTCGAGGATGATGTGAGAGGATTTAACACATCATCTCCACGGCGCGAGGCACCTAGCATGGTGTTTGGTATTAGTACACCCGGCCCGCTGGATCGAAGATCTACAGCAAAAAAACAAAAGATAGGCAAATCAGACAGTCAGGCTACAGTACCGGTGAGTAGATTAGGCGGCACACAATTAGTCATGGACGACGGCAATGACAGATTCCACAGAGAAAAATCTGCAGCAGAAGGTCCAGTAAAATACATCGACCTACTAGATCCCGTTAATCAGAAAAAAGGTGATACAGGATCTCCTACTATTCCTGCTAGTGAATATTTCAGAGTGCGAACTAGAACCGGTCATCAGATTTTGATGCATAATTCAGAAGACTTGATCTATATTGCCAATGCTCGAGGCACAACATGGATAGAACTTACCAGCAACGGCAAGATAGACATTTATGCTCAAGACAGTGTTAGTGTACATACTCAACAAGATCTCAATATACGTGCTGACCGAGACATAAATCTCGAAGCAGGTAGAAACATTAATATGAGAACTGAATCAGGTAAATGGCATGCAGAAATTGCCACAGACATGGAATTTTTAATCAACAATGATTCTAAACTCACAGTGGGCGCTAACCTAGATATATTAGTAGGAGCCAAGACTAAAATATCTACTAACACTGATTTAGATATTTCGTCTGGAGCAGAAACCAAGATCAGTTCCACAGCAGATATCAGTATAGGCAGTCGTGCAGAAGTTAAGATCAACGGCAGTAAAATTAATCTTAACGGACCAAATAATGCAGAAACTGCAGAATTTGCAGATTTTGTGAGACCATATGATCTCAGAGACAATCCAGCCACTAACATAATAACAGGGTGGGACAAACGCTATCAATCGGGTATTGTTCAAAGCATTATGAAACGCATACCTATGCATGAACCTTGGGCACTGCACGAGCATAGAGCACCGGACATACTAACACCAGATAAAACAGATAGGGATACCTAACCATGGCCACTAGACTATACAATCAAAAAATCGCAGCACAGAGCGTGGCCAATGTCACTGAGAATCGGGCCAAATATACCTACAAAGGGTTTAGTTCCAGCGAAGCTAATAAGAATTTTAAACTCTATGATATCAATCTTGTCAAGCAGGATTTGATCAATCATTTTTATATTCGCAAAGGTGAAAAATTAGAAAATCCAGAATTCGGCACAGTGATCTGGGACATGCTGTTTGAACCATTCACCCCTGACGTCAAAGAGATCATAGCCAAGGATGTAGAAGCCATTGTCAACTATGATCCTAGGATATCTGTACAAGAAGTGCAGATAGACAGCACGGATCAAGGCATGCGTATCCAGGTCGAATTAATTTACAGACCTTTCAACATCACTGAAAAAATGTCACTGAATTTCGACAAAAACAATAGGGTCATAAACTGACCACTTAATTTTTTAAGGTAAATATTGGTATGACTATAACCAGCAGGCAAAATAATTTAATCTTAAATCAAGATTGGACTAGAATCTATCAGACATTTAGAAATGCTGATTTCAAAAGCTACGACTTTGAAAATCTACGTAGGGTTATTATCACCTACCTTAGAGAAAATTATCCGGAAGATTTCAACGACTATATAGAATCTAGCGAGTATCTTGCGCTAATAGATGCAATCGCTTTTCTAGGACAGAGTCTAGCATTCCGTATAGATCTTGCCAGCCGTGAAAATTTTATCGAACTAGCAGAAACCAAAGAGAGTGTGCTGCGTATCGCTCGTATGTTGAGTTATAATGCCAAGAGAAATGTGACTTCTAAAGGGCTATTAAAATTCACTACCATAAGCACCACTGATAATATCATAGACAGCAATGGCAAGAATCTTGCGTCACAGTTGATAACTTGGAACGATCCCACCAATGCCAACTGGTTAGAACAATTCATCACAGTGTTAAATTCTTCCATGGCAGACAATACAGAATTTGGTCGCAGTCAAGGTTCGGCTATAATTCAAGGTATCCCTACAGAACAGTATAGATTTCGCACAGTTAGTACAGATGTGCCATTGTTTTCATTTAATAAAAATGTCAGCGGCCTGGGTATGGGATTTGAAATAGTATCTACAGCATTCAAGAACAGTGAAAACATCTATGAAGAGCCACCAGTACCCGGGAACCAACTGGGTTTCATATATAAAAATGACGGCTCGGGACCTGGCAGTGCAAACACAGGATTTTTCATACAGTTCAAACAGGGAACTCTTGAGCTAGCAGAATTTACTGTAGAAGTTCCAACCACCAACGAAAAAATTGCGGTCGATGCAGGCAATATCAACAATGACGATGTATGGTTATTTTCATTAAGTTCACAGGGCACACAATTAGAAGAGTGGACCAAGGTGTCATCTCTGGTAGGTAATAACATAGCCTACAACAGTATTTCTCAAGACATTCGTAATATCTATGCCATAAACACCAAAGAAGATGACAACATTGATTTGGTATTTGCAGATGGTGTATACGGAAATCTGCCACAGGGGTCATTTAGAGTATTTTATAGAACCAGTAACGGATTGAGTTATATCATATACCCCAATGAAATGCGAGGCATCAATATCAGTGTGATATATCTTAACAAATCTGGAATTGAACAAACATTAACTATTGGATTGGCGTTACAAAGTACAGTGTCAAACTCAGCAGCATCAGAAGACATCGACGTCGTTAGGGCTAATGCTCCTGCGGTATATTATACCCAGAACAGAATGATAACCGCAGAGGATTACAATCTTGCACCGTTGGCAAGCTCTCAAAATATTTTAAAAATTAAAGCCGTAAACAGAACCTCTAGCGGAATCAGTAGAAATTTTGACATTCTAGATGCCACAGGCAAATACAGCAGTATCAATGTGTTTGGTGATGATGGATATATCTATAAACAAGAAAATGAATCCACACTGTCATTTAAATTTTCTAATAGGTTAGACATTATTAATTTTATTAGACGTAGTATCGAACCTGTGTTTACAGACACTGAAGTTTATAATTTTTATTTCACAAAGTTTAATAAAATACTGTTCACAGATACTAATACAGTTTGGCAAGCAGTGTCTAGTGATACTGGATATTTTAAAAATGTCATCGATAATTCACTGCTTCGAGTAGGCACATATTCGACTG